GTTTATCCTTGGGTTCCTCCACCCCGGTTGCGGCAGGGCTTCGGCTATCGGCGGCAGTTATGGACCCGACTATCCTATTGGTCGTAGCAATGCTTTGCTCCACTGCAGTGTTGGTGGCCTGGCTTACCCGGAGACGGGATAGCGAGGCTGCCACCATTGTCCGTGAGCTGGATGCACACCCCATGGAGGATCTGACGACGACACATTCGGCACGCGCGCTGGCTTACGAATTCAAAGCTGAGTTCGGTGAGCTGGCGTACAACAAGGCCAATCGCGTCATCGCTACAGAGTGGGTGTTGCGCCGGCATAAGGAAATGAGCATGCGGCACGTGGATTCCGCGCGCCACACGCCTATTACAGTGGAGCTTTGCCTCCTCCCCACCCAGCATGCAGTCCGCGCCACTGAGCTTTCACGCTCGGCAGAGTTTCGCGGACGCAGGGCTGCCGTGGATTGCGTGAAGTAGGGCTGCCCCGCCATCTTGCCCGGAGTAACCACAGCTATTGACCGCTGTGGTGAAGCTTGCCTGCGGGTCCGGGCATGTGTTGGTGTGGGTAGGGCTGCTGCTTCGGCAGCACGGAGTGTGCGCTATTTAGCGGGCTTTGGGACTGGGGCCCACTATGGCGTGCACACTGCAACACTGAAGAATTTGGCACGGGGCATCGTTGAGCGCGTATTTTACGTGCAACGCGGTGAGAGCCTTACTCGGGCTCCTCAACCAGTGCCGGGAGTGTTTGCCCGCCTTAATCAGGTTCGCAACTCGCTCTTGAAGGCCGTGCGTCCGACCCCCATCGTCGACCGGGAGGATTATCCTGGTTTGTACGCTGGGCGCAAACGCGGCATTTATGAGCGGGCCTTGGCTAGCCTTACAGTTCGGGCTGTTCAGGCTAAGGATGCTTGGGTGAACACTTTCGTCAAGGCTGAGAAGGTCAACCTTTCAAAGAAGGGGGACCCTGCTCCCCGTGTCATACAGCCACGGTCGCCGCGCTACAACTTAGAGGTTGGTAGGTACCTCAAATTGTTTGAGCGCGAGCTTTGTCATGGGTTTGAACGCGTGTTTGGCTATCCTGTCATAGTCAAGGGGATGAATGCGCACGAGGTTGGTGGACAGCTTGCCGCCAATTGGCATACCTTTTCTCGCCCCGTAGCCGTTGGGCTTGATGCTTCCCGGTTCGACCAACACGTTTCACGTGATGCGTTGAAGTGGGAGCATTCAGTCTATAATGCGGTCTTCCGGAGTCCTGAACTGGCTCGCCTGTTGCGTTGGCAGCTTGACAACCGTGGTATCGCACGCACCGACGGACACCGCGTGGACTACTCCATCAGCGGGTGCCGTATGAGCGGGGACATCAACACGGGCATGGGCAACTGTCTCATCATGAGTTGCATTGTCATCGCCTATTGCCAGCAAGCCGGGATTTCATTCCGACTGGCTAACAATGGTGATGACTGTGTCGTCTTTTGTGAGGCGGTTGATCTGCACCGTCTTGATGGCATTGACCGCTGGTTTTTGGATTTCGGGTTCACCCTTACCAGGGAGGAGCCAGTCTTTGTTCTTGAGCAGGTCGAGTTTTGCCAGGCCCGGCCAGTGTTGTGCAACACTGGTTGGCGCATGGTACGCGACCCGCGTACAGCCATGAGCAAGGATTGTGTCTCGCTACTGGGCTGGGATACGCCCGATGCCTTTAGCCAGTGGGCCACCGCCATTGGCACCTGTGGTCTGAGTTTGACCCGCGGGGTGCCTGTTTGGGAGGCGTGGTACGCCAGGTTGTGCCGCCTTGGCGAGGGACACAGTACGCTTGGGGCTGATGAGAGGGTTTGGGACAGTGGGCTCGGGTACATGGCTCGTGGAGTGCCTGTGGGTGTGGTGGATGCTGCTGCGCGTGTCAGTTTTTGGCGCGCCTTCGGTATACTACCAGACCTGCAGATTGCCCTCGAGACCGAGTACTCTGTGACTGCTGAACTAGCCTCTCCCAGCCCCATGACGTTCAGTGAATCCTCTGCCATTGACCGTCGTGAGAATCCTCTTGCATTATGGCTCGTAAGCAAGCAAGCAACATGCCCGTGACCGGCGGTGTGCGGCGCCGTCGCCTCAAGACGCCACGCATGAACCCAAATGGGTCGGTCGTCGAATACAGCGCCCTTGGTGGCGGTGTGGTGACTGATTCCAGTGGCCTATGGAATGGGGGCCGTCCTTTCGTACCCGGCTCCGGGAACAGCCTGACCAATACGGTAGGACCCAACATTGTTTCGTTCTACAGTACGGCCAAGTTTCTGCCCGGTACCAAGTTGCGTTGGGAACCTAGCGTCTCCTTCAATACAACTGGTCGAGTTTATGTCGGTTTCACCGACAACCCCGAGGTGATGGCATCAATTGTCGGCCTGACCGGTACAGCCTACGTCAACGCAGTCAAGGGGCTGGGTGACGTCATGTCTTTCCCAATTTGGCAGGAGACGGATATTCCGTTCCCCACCAAGTTGCGTCGGAAGATGTTTGACGTCAACGCTACCATTACCGTGACTGACGTCAACGCTATGGACCGCTCGGCGCAGACCTTTTTCTTTGCCGCCATCGACGGGGCACCTGCATCTAGCTCGATGGGGTCCTTTTGGTTTCATGATCGTCTTGCGGTCGAGGGCATCACGCCCGTCGTGACCTGAGTAGAACTGGCTTACACTACCAGC